TACATAGACCTGGTATTCTACAATTACCTGATGAAATGTTTTGTACTGATCGACCTGAAGACGACCAAGATCACCCATCAGGACGTAGGACAAATGGATATGTATGTAAGAATGTATGATGAACTGAAACGTACGGAAGGCGACAATCCGACCATCGGCATACTACTCTGTTCGGAAACCAGCCAGGATATCGCAAGATTTTCCATCTTGCACGACAGCAAGCAATTATTTGCTTCAAAATATCTTACATATCTTCCTACAGAACAGCAACTTAAGGAAGAAATAGAAAAGCAGAAAGAAATATTTAGATTACAACATATAAGATAAGCTAGTACCCCCAAATATCTCTGCTACAAGATAATAGACACAAAATAAAGAACGAAGAATTTCATAGAAATAATCTGATGGAAACAGAAAGAATTTTACTTCGATATTGGCAGGAATCAGATGCCGAGGCGCTCTTCAAGTACGCCTCCGACACTGACGTAGGACCACGTGCTGGATGGCCGGCGCATAAGTCTGTTGAGGAAAGTCGGGAGATAATCCGGACATTCTTCCATAATGAAACGACATGGGCGATTGTGTTGAAAGAGACTGGCGAGGCTATCGGCTGCATCGGCTACTACACCCATGAAACCAGCAACATCCCTATCGGAGAAGACGACTGTGAGGTGGGCTACTGGATAGGAAAGCCATTTTGGAACCAAGGAATCTGCACCGAAGCCTTGAAGCTGATGCTTGACTACTGCATCAACGAGAAGCATTTCGAAAACATCTGGGCAGACCATTTCACAGGCAATCCTGCATCAGGAAAAGTCATGGAGAAATGCGGTTTCTCAGACACTGGAATGCTGAACAGATGTAGCCAGCTTGTGGGTGGCGACAAGGAAATGGTCAAGGTGTTCAAGTACAACGGATAAAGGAGAAAATAGAATGATGAAACTCAATAACACCAAAAGTGAGTGGTTTATGTAAAAAGTTACGGAGAATATGAATTATCTCCGTAACTTTTTACATTTTCGGCTGATTTTACCGCTTCAGAGCAATGTTGTAGTTATAATACTTCGTGTTGCCCGTAATATCCTCCAGCACCTGGATGAAAGGAGGAAACTTCACACTCTCGTTGGCAGAAATGCCGCGGGTTTCAAGAATCATCAGATTGGAAACCGGCTCAAGAAACTCATCGAGCTCGAAATACTGGCCCTTCCAGATGAAACTCTTGCGATGCTTATGAATGCGCTGACGGTAAGGATCTGCCTGCTGAAGCATACTCTCGTAAAGATTGGCATTGATCTGTCGCTCGGTCTCAATCTGCTCATTGTCTGAAAGACGCTTCTTGGTGGTGTGAACATACACATACTTGCCTCCCTCGAAACCGCGACGGCGAAGACGGATCTCACTGCCCGGCTCACCCGTAAGATAAGTCTGAACAATATCGCTATCTATCGCATTAGGAACCTCGCCCGTCAGCTTCACGATATATTTGCGTTCCTCCTCTATCGGCTGCGGAATGGCAAGCACATTGCTTATCTCCTTGAGCACACGGTTCAGCTTGTTGTTGAAATCTTCGTGGTTATTGATCACCCTGAGATGAGGATGACCCTTCCATGCAGAAACAATCTTCTTGTCCAACTCTCGCGCTATCTTCAGTCCTTCTTCATCGGCCTGCTCCAGGCGCTGCGCATTGTTGGCTGTAGTATAAAACTGCTCGGCGCCATCGGCAGCACTCACCAGATGCAGCACAGCATCATAGCGGTCGCGAAGCTGTGAATTAGTATACCCCTCTTCCGAGATGATGCGGTTCCAGAAATCGGGAGTGAGATAGGTAGAAATATCCATCGTGCCACGATCGCAGACAATGATGACTGGCTGCTGCAATGTTTCTGCCATACGCTGGAAACTGTCTTCCAGGTTGATCTGAGTCTGGAAAGTAGCCTTCTCACCCTCAAAGAAGAAATCCTTGTTGGAAGTGAGATAATTCATGCCCGCCTGGGTGAACATGGTTGGAACTTCGGGAATGGTAAAGACCTTATAGCCCAGGCTAGAGAAATGTTCTATCACCTTAACCATAGCGGTAGTCTTGCCCGCACAAGGACCACCCGTCAGTACAATCTTCTTAATCTGATTCATATATCCAGTTTTATATTTTTCGTTTTTCTATTGATGTTCTTCCATAAACATCAGAATTCCGGGTGCAAAGATAACAATAATTCTTCAAATGAAAGCTATAAATTATGCAAGAAAGGAAAAATATTGTATTTTTATTCTAAAAACGACATAATCGTTTGAGAATTAAGCCATAAAAACAAAATACAACCAATATGGTCGGTGAAAAGTCGGTGAAGGTATAAGCAAGTTATATGCGCTGCGGCATTATCGTTATGTTTGATTATTGTAGTATCAAACATAAAAAAAAGGAGCGTCCGTAAAATATATCTTCGATTTATACGTTATATAATTAGTTTAAGTATAATAGTATTAACTAGGGCATTTCATTAAGAAAATTAGAGAAATGACCAAAAAAAATTATGTTCACAAAAACAAAGAAAACATCCAGGAGATTATTGGGTGGACTACTCCCAGATTGCATCAGGCCTCTGAATGCTATGTATCTTTCAAAGCTTTTGATCCTTGCTACGGGAAGCTGCGCTTAAAGAAGATTATGCTCGGGCATATAAAGGGTAAGCGAAATCAGCGGGTGTACGGCGAAGCTCTTATTAAGCGTATTACCCAAAAACTTCTTGAAGGATGGAACCCATGGATAGAAGAATCTAGCCGGGAAGAGTATGCATTATTCTCAGATGTATGCAAAAAATACAGAGAATACCTAGAAAGAATGGTCAAAGAAGGCGGCATTAAGCCAGGAACAAGACGGAACTACGCGTACAAATTGTCCTTCCTTCTAAAGTGGCTGGACAGCAACGAACATATTACCTATGTATACCAGTTTAATAAAACCTTAATCAGTAAGTTCCTGGACTATATCCTTGTATCTAGAAATGATGCGCTAAGAACAAGAAACAATTATATAGGATGGCTAAAATCGTTCTCCAGTTATCTTGTCGAGAGAGGGTATATCCCGAAAAATCCGACTGAAGGTATTAGTATCACGACAAAACTTAGACATAAAAATCGAGACGTTATACCTAACGATGTTCTACAGCAACTCAAATCTTATCTTTCAAAGGAAAACAAGCATTATCTATTAGCATGCTATTTTCTTCACTACCTATTTATCCGGCCAGGAGAAATGTGTTCCCTGAAAATTAGAGATATATCCCATGACAAAAAGACTCTCTCTTTAAGCGGATCTAACACTAAAAATGGACGTGACGCCGTTGTCACTATTCCGAAACATGTCGTCGATCTGATGGAAGAGTTAGGTATTTTTGGAAAAAGTCAGAATTTCTATATTTTCGGCAATGATTTTCGTCCTGGAATCGAGCCGATAAAGGCTAAAATATTCTCAACTTATTGGGATAAAAACGTTAGAAAGGCGCTGAATTTAAGCGCATCATATAAGTTCTACAGCCTTAAAGACACTGGTATAACTAATATGATTAAATCTAAAACAGATCTGCTGTCTGTCAGGGACCAGGCAAGACACTCGTCTGTCGATGTCACGAATGTATATACGCCACAGGATTGCAAAGAAGCAAACAGCGCACTTATCGACTATGAAGGTGTATTTTAATATAATGATTGTAGGAGATTTCTTCTCCTACAATCCTACTATCCTACAGAATCGCCTGAGTAACACTCTACATGTATACACCCGTCGATGATATACATCTCAAGCTCATAGCCTTTATCAAGAAGCGAGCTTATCTCCCGTTCTGTAGGTATTCTCTTCAAATCTTTCATCTCTCTTATTCATTATATTTTTGGCGATATTCATATAAATCGCCTTTTCTGTGTATTTATATTTCAGTTTCACAACCTCGAAGTGCCCTTCAATATAGCAGTACTCATAAAACTTTGGCGGGAGTTGAGCCATAATTCTTCTCTTAGTCGCATATTCATTGTAATGCGACATGATGCCGAGATACGAGTTGACTGAAGCTATTTCCTTGACCATATCATCTATCACTCCATTTTCTGCGGCCCTTCCTAATCTTCCTACCGCTAGCGCAAAACTATTAACAGTATGATTGGCTACATAGATTCTGCCAGGTTTGATGATGGCGCCCGTAAACTTGACACCCTTAGAATAATGCTGAATATAAGTTTTCTTCTCGTTAAGCCGCAATCCGAGTTTTCCGAGTTCTTCCCTCAACATAGGAATAATGGCCAGCAACTTCGCTTTATCCCTGCTTACGAAAGATATATCATCCACATACCTGTCATGTCTTACGCATACCGCATCAATCTTCCAGTCGATAGTATTCAGCAAGAAGTTGGCGAACAGCTGAGCGAACAGATTACCGATAGCGATACCTCTGTCTTCACCGTTAGTGAATAGAGACTTCTCTTTAGGGATATGATTCCACATCCACAGAGGACTCCTTCGCTCACAGTTTAGTTCAGGCCTGTGCATAATGACAAGTTTACACAACCATCTGAGATCCTCTTTATCATCACCTTCATAGTGTTCGACGATAAAATCATCTATCATCTTCGCCAACTTAGACTTGATGATACTCATAAAGAATCCCTTCAGATCAACCTTCATCACGTAGGCATCCTGGGTGTAATTCCCGCTCTCTTCGCGTATGTCTTCCGCCAGTTGAGTGACGCCAGCAAGCTGACCTTTACCTTTGCGGCAGTTATACGTTCTGTCGCAGAATATCTGCTCAAAAAGCGGTTCAAGTCTCAGCGCGATATAGTGATGGATAATGCGGTCTCGGAAATCGCCTGCGAACACTTCGCGATAGCGAGGATAGCGGACGACAAAGCAGATAGACTTTCCGATCCTATACTGACGCGAGTTAACTTCATTCATCAGTTCAACGAGATTGTGAACGTAATTAAGCTCGAACTCCGTAGCGCCGACTGTGCTCCGTTTTCTTTTCCGGCAGTCGAAATATGCTTCTAGAATCGTTTCGAAATCTATCATTTTTATTTTCTTATTTTATATGAATACGTCTTCCTAATTAATGCTGACACCGGGCGAACTCTGTTCTGGTTGAACTTATAGTTGGTGTTCATGTTGCCATCGCTCAGATTCAAGTTCCAAGCGTTATCCGCCGAGTTCTGGGTTAACGCCACATATCTTATTCTTTACCATGTATGATGGTTGTGGCCCATTTATCAAGAAGACAGTTCTCCTAGTTTGGACTTACCTCCCTAGCTCTGACTACGTTCACTCTCTGACCTTTTTAAGGCTTTGATAAGCGAACCCTTCCATGCTGTACTTTGCCGTCCTATGCTATCCATCAGCAGGAGTAAGTTAGCTAACTTACCCTTACCTTTTATCCACTGATGTTCTCCAGCTATCTCAATCAGAGTATTCAGTAATTCCAGGTTAGATTGCAGTTCGACCATATCGGCGATTCTCGCCTCCAGATCTCTTCCCATATAGACTCTTGCGATAATATGTAGGGAATCGATTGCTGTACGTTCAATTCTGTCTCCAACCACATATCTCTGTTCTTTCGGAAAATCTTTGATAATGTAAATCACCTCATTCAGGAACTTCTTTGTTTTTCTATATATTTCAGTCTTGCTTGCAATCTTTGCTGTCATTTTTGAATACCTTTCTTTGTGAGAACTTGCTAAACCCACGCCCCTAAGGGCGTGGGAGGATTAAAGAACTAACTACTAACTACCATAAAAATGCTGACACCGGGCGAACTCTGCCCTGGCTGAACTTATAGTTGGCGAACATGGTGCCATCGCTCAGAAGCAAGTACCAAGCGTGATCCGCCGAGTACTGGGTGCTAGACCAGTACCAGGTCTTCTGCAACTGAGTAGCACCAGTAATCTTAGACAGGGCGTAGTTTACCTTATCGAAATTTGCCCAAATTAAAGCAAGTTCCGCGAGAGATGGCAGCCACCATGAGCCTGCGAGCAGGCCTTTGTTGTTTGCGTTGGCGCGCGCATACTTATTACAGAAGCCAGGAGCGTAATCTGCTGTATTGGTGATATTCGTTGTTGTGCTCGCCTTGATGATGGCTGCTGTGTTCGCCTTACCGGTGAAGTCGGCAAATGCGATCAATCTGTCGCCCGTTGTGGTTACACCGCTTATCTGGACACCATCACCCTTACTTACATCGTTGCCCTTAGAGTCTTTAACCTTGGTAGGCTTAGAGCTCCATGGAAGACCTGCGCTAGCTTCTGTTGGGGCAATAACGACATGCTTACCACCCTCCACGAGCAGCACACCATCGGCAATCTGTCCGGCTGCCTGAAGCGCAGGCCAGTCACTAACTCTAACCGCCAAAGGAAAACCATCGCTCAAGCGATGATACATGATGAATACGCCGTCGTACATCTGTAATGAACTGGCATTAATAGCCTCGATCATTGAGTTTTTGCTTGCGTTAGTAACAGCCTGGCCGTTAGCGCTGAGCCAGGCACTAATTTTTTTTGTTTGGATTCCCATAACTTTTATAATTTAGAATTAATACATTAATTACTTATTCTCTTCCTTGCTGCCAAAGATGCGATTTACAGCTTCGATTACGCAAGGGGCGCAGCAGCGCTCTACTGTTGTGCGGATGATTTCTACCTCTCGCTCGTTATACTCGGTATCGGCATCGCCGTTCCACATCTTCATTGCGAGGGCCGTACCCTCTAAGCCTAGGCCATTACCCTGGTTATAGATAAGGTTGGCAATACTCTTGCGAAGATTCACTACCTGGCAAGATGACTTGTCGATTGAGGTATATACCTCTATATTCTCTAAATTTCGTTTCATATTCTTACTTAACCTTTGTAAATTTTCAAATATCCGTTTTCTTCGTATATCATTCCATTGATTTTTGTCGATGGTCTTCCCGAAGGTATACCAGCAAGAGCAAGGTATAACGTACTTGCCTTCTTGTCAACGATGCACTTTATTCCGATAGTCGGTAGACTTATTCTGTGAGTACCGAAATTACTCACATCGTTTGCCACTCTAATTTGTACGTAATTGTGGTAATAATCTCCAACCATAAGTTCGTACGGTGTTAACTTCGAAGTGTAGCCTGTCATTGCTGTTGTGAATGCAACAATCTTATTTTTGCCAACATCGTCTTCACCGGAGACCATCGCGCACGACATATCTTTATCATCGCTATCTTTTGCGGTCAACTGAGCCTTCACTCCGGAATCTCCATATCCGAAATAAAGAGACTGTTTTTTTGATGCGTCAACATACTGCACATAGTTAGTGCATATTTCGCAAGTCTTCGTTGACGATACGAATTTAATCGAACCGTCAGCAATCACGAAATTACCGATAGCGCCAGATATTGCCGTAATCTTTCCACTTATATCTACATCTGCAGCTTTGGCGTGACCCGCTTTTGTTACGGAGAACGGAGCGGCAGCACCGGTCTCTGCACCGAGCCATAACGCATACTGGGAGTCGTCACCGTTCCCGTTCGGAACTCTGAACGAAGCGAAAATCTTACCTTCCGCATCTGAGCCGTACAGGTTTATTTCATTTGAGCCAAACAAGTTAATCTTGGCATTCTCTGCCAAAAGGAAGTGGGTGGCGATGAAGGTAAAGTTGGCCATATCGGCAGAGGTCCAATACTTCGCAAACTCGGCATTCGTCGGGGTGTTGCGGGCATCGGCTGTACCGGTGGATTTATATGATTGGAGACAGCGATACCAGACCTTACCTATCAGCACCACATCGATAAACCTTTCATCGTTGCTGCCGGTATAGTATTGATAAGGTGCATCGGCTGTAGCCGATACGAAACCTACATGCTGCCGCCATACCGGTCCGCTGCTGCCACGAGAGCCAGCTGCGCCAGGGGGGCCTTGGGGTCCATCTGCTCCCTGACGCACTACCAGGAAGGTGTTGCTAGCAAGGATGGTAAACGGCATGTTTTTTGTTGGAACACCCTGCGAATTGGTAAGAGCTTTTATGTAATTAAAGTTACCGGCTTCAGCAACAGGCGCACTATACCAGAAGAACTTTATCTGTGAAACATCTTCTTCCTTGATACTTTCATCGAAAAACGGATCATATATATATCCGGATGCACCGCCTGAAATGCGGCCATTTATCAATACGGCTCCGTTTTTATCAATAGGAAGGACAAGAAAGTTAAAGGTTTCGAGAACATCGGTGCAATCTTCGGTCTTGTTACCCGTATGCTTTAAGAAATGATACTTGCCGAGCTTTGTAGTCAGGAATTTACCCGTTTTACCATCTGCCGTGACAGAGTTGGTATCCAGCGCAATCTCGTAAGAAATTGCGCTGATACCTCTTCTGATATATTTAACCGTGCCTACACATGATGCTACTTCTATCATGATTCATTATTACTGAATTAAACCTGTTATGACATAATTTGCGCCTCCATTCTGCGAAACCTCATCCACTGTAATGCAGAATGGTGTAGCGACATTAATCGGAGTACCCGCCGGATTGTAGAATTTCATCGCGAACGTAACACCTGAGTTGATTACGGTTTCTCCGCGATACATCTTTGGAGCCCAGGTCACATTACCATTCGAACCCTCTATGATTTCTTCCTCTGGCGGGGTTGGATTAGGAACAACTCTGAGTTCGTCCGTATGGTCCTCCACTCTCTGGACATCTGAACCGATGCCGGCTACGGTAACCTTGTAGAGTCTCGCGTTGCTTACATCTGTCAGATTTACCGTGATTTCCTTACCAGTATACCCAACGCCCAAAGCCTCGAAATCTCCGGAATCACCTGTTGCTTCCCATGTATAGGTCGGGTTACTGATAATTGCTCCACCGGTATCATCGATGTTTGCCTTCAGCTTAATGCTTGCATGATCCTTGTCAAGAATACCTCCATTGCTTGCCGATATGCGAACCATCATACCATTAGATGTGCTCTCAAGTACCGGAATGGTGTAAGAACCTGGTATCTTCTTAGAGTTATTGCCATCCGCTACGGTTCCAACGAACTCGATAAGTACCGGAGTCGCATTGAATGGAACGACAAGATTCTTGAGTATTTTGAGTCCAGCTCTTGTATTCTTTTTAGCGTCAGCAGCGATATACTTGAAGTGCCCGGTCTCTCCGTAGAAATTTTGTGTAGAGATACCGTCTGCCCCGAATGTAAGCTCGACGCCGTTGGCAGTCCACTTAGCATGATTCGGGTATACCTCAGCACCTTTCTTACTGTTCGTTATGTATGCCTCAATAGTAGGCTGTTGTACCGGGTTTGTGAAATCCGGTACTATGCCTGATGCCGCGTTATTGTTGACATCGTACGATGCGTATTTCTGACGGATATCGCCGAAATCACTTACCATCTTAATAAAGTAGGTTCCACCCTGTTTAGTGTATTCTACGGAACCTACCGCCTGCGCTTTATTTCCCATAATTAAGCCTCCTTTTCTTTATTGTTACCGTCTGCTTCGTCATCCTCTGAAGTTTCTTCAGAACCTTTGTCTGTAGCCTCAGAGTCTGATGCATCGTTATCTTTCTGCCCTCCGAAATAATCTGGAGTGTAACACCCAGCAAGGTCGTCAGTATAACCCCAGTATTCATCGTTAGCTTGATTGGTTGTCAGAAGCGCGCCTCCTACATAGTTGGCCCGTTCCTTGAGCGTATCACCAGGAACCTGGTTCAAGTCGCCCATCCAGAGCAGGATATTTCCATCCTTTGTTCTGTTTCTTAATACCGGGTTGCAGAATCTTTTAGCAACCTCAGGTGTAACCTTGATATAAAAAATCATACTTTTATAAATTAAAGATTAAACAATTACTTACCTACTATGATAGCTCCATCTTCATCAACCAGATAATTGCCGTTATCATCGACGAAGATTTTAGTCGCTCCCAGATCTTCCATCGTATTATAAAGGGCCATGCCATTAACGAACGGTATCTGCGGGCTCAAGCCTTCCGCTACGACTTTAAAATCTGTATCACCAGGATTCTTTACGTGCCACCGAATTTTAAAGAATTCCTCAATATTATTTATCTCCGTGTTTTTTACAAAGAGATGAGCAGTCGGATTGATGTACGACAGATTCTCATCGTCCGTATTACCAACTCCGGAATAAGACGGCTCGTATGCCGGCATTTTTCTCAAGGCAGCAAACTCTTCGCTCGGATCAGTATCGCCCAGGGAATCGCTCGACTTCAATCCTTCAACCCTGTACATAGCTTTGCATACGTAATATTCTGCATCGCCTATCAGGTCGCGGTCGATGGTCAGTTTGTTTCCTGAAACCGCCACTTCCTTGCCATCGACTACCGCCGTCTTTGTAGGGAGTGATACCACATCGATATCCTTATCTGCGGAACCCGTAATCAGTTCCAGAGAATAGGTTTCGCCGGAAATATTGGTCTTGCGATACCAGAAAAAGCGAGTATTCTTGCTGTTCGTCACATCCGTCTTTCCGTCCGTCAGCATAGCCTCGAATGTAACGTTCTTCGCATCGGTAAGCGGATTCCATACAGATACCATAGGCGTAACGTGAAGCACCGGAATAGGCCGTTCCGTATCATCACAGAAGACGGTCTTCTGCCCGAGATACCGGATTATCTGCTTCGATAGTGGATTGGTATACGATGCTTCGAATTCCAGTCTGATAGGATCATTAACAGACGAATTCTTCTTAACGATAAGCATACCCTTAACTAGCCCGTCGGAAGAGTCTCCGACGACTTCATAGTCATCTCCTGTCGAAATCTGAGTTCCACGGACGTACTTTTTCAAAGCTGAATTATATACCAGCTCGTACCATGCAATAGAGGTCAGCTTGTCGTTGATATACTCTTTTACCGTCTCCGAATTCGGATTGATGGCATTACAATGAGGAAAGAGACAGAGGTGAGCGCCGGTCTTGTAGTTGGGGCTCCAGCCTCCATCACGGCTATTATATGCCTGCCGGTCAGGAACTCCTCCGTAAGGAACAATCTCGCAGATCGCGTCCAGCGGAGTGTATTTTACACTTAACTTTCTGGTTTTAGAACCGATTATCATTACCATATCAATAAATTATTTAAAGATTACACAAATATCGAAGATTCTGCATAGGCAACTCTTGAGCGAGATGGCTGGACCGTCTCTTCCAGGAGTTCCACCTCGACCTTAAACTTGCAACTCCACCTCTCGTCTGCGTTGGTTCCGAGATCTTTCCAGGTAATCGGAACGGAAAAGCCAGCATCAGCATGCTCGATAGCCCAGGCGTTATCTTCCTGCACATTACCGGTATCTCTGGTCCATATAACTCTTTTCGCTTCAACATAGTCATTAACAGACCGGTTATAGAGAGTAGCTTCGAACGAAAGCGTGGTAAAAACGTTATATTGGCCTTCATCGTTGAGTTTGGAAATTTCGTCGCAATCAAAGCTCCATCCTTGAGCAGATGTCATCTCGACCTTGAATTCCGGATTGCCCTCAACGAACGCCCAGCCTGTACTTGCATATTTAGGCTCTGCCTGAGTCTTGTCTTCCAGGCAACGCCACCGGCAGCCGTAATGCCAAACATCATGTACTTCAGTAGCGATGCACCTGTAAGGTTCCTCGCCCTTCGCGATATCGAGCGACCATTTTCCGCGGTCAACAACATCCTGCTTAACGTTGCCCTGATAGTCTGTACGGATGATATTCTGAACCGCCAAATATTTAGCATAGAAGGCTCCATCGCGCTTGTCGGCCAAAGGATAGTTAGCGAAGACGAAGTGAAGCGCATCCGGAAGCTTACCGATAGCCAGGGAATAATTGCTCTTGTCGATGATAGGCTTAGTAACATGATCGAGCCATACGAGTAAGCCCTCTGAAGATGAAATATACCAGCAACTCTGCCGGTCTTCCTCTACCGCGTTACCCCAGCGGATCAGCCTAGCCAGCTCGCAGGGAGGATAATTTGCCCCAGAAGGAACCTCATTATCTGGATAACATACTACCTCGATGGTATTCTTGACGGTATTGACAGACAGGACTCTCATCCACATATCATAATACTTGCCGCCAGTAGCGAGAGCGTTGACAGATGCCAGGATGACATCGTTTTCCTTAAAGGCAGTAAAATCGCCTTCCCACCGTTTCTGTAGCTGCAGAGTATAGGTAATATTGTCGCCTTCAGTAGCGGGAGCATTCTCTTCTACAGAGTCAACCAGTCCGGATTCGGTAAACACAAAGTTGCTCTCCATTGCCGTCTGGCGGTTAACGATAAGCTCCTTGGCGATGATGGAACTGCGAGACGTAATGCTCTCGAATTCAGCGTTTCCACGTTCATCGATGCGTCCTCCCGAACCTGTAAGTATTCCAGGAATAAAACCACCAAACTGTGTACCTGAAAGAAACTTGATCAGAGCGCTTGCCGTATCTTCGATATCCTTGCGGAGTATCTTCTTGCTGGCCTTGCCATTTTCAGAAAAATCATCGGTTTCATCGGCATATCCTGCCTTTATTTTCTTGTCGAGATAGGTAATATATCCATTGAATTCCGACAGGGCGTCCAGCACATCGATATTCTTATGACTATGGCCAACGCCACCTCCGCCAGTATAAGAACTGGACAGTTGCCCTACCAGCTGGGTGAAGATAGCTGCCAGCGTAGTTACCCCCCACTCTTCCGAATATGGGTTCTGGACCGGGAAGAGAGCCCCGCTACTGAGCGTCAGCCTTTGGCATTCAACAAGTCGCGGGGCGATAGTAAAATTTCCCAGATCCGGAAGCTGGATATCCAGCTGCTTGAAGCTTCCTACTTCCGAGCGGGATAGGTTCAGATACGGACGGGCATCTGAATATTTGTAGGTGAAGGTGTAGTCTGAAGGAAGTTCCTTCGCCTCGTAGTTTACGTCGCTCTCGATGACGGTTATCTTCCTGAGAGCGCTGCCATGGTAAACATACTTGCCCAGAGACGGGAAGAAATCGAGTAGCCATTGTCGCTCTTTCTTATCCAGGAACCCTGTATTCTTCTTGAACTTCCGGGTAGTATCTACGCGGTATTCTTCAGAGTCTTCCTCTATTTCTGCCACATTATGTGTATGTTCTGCAGTATTTTCGCTGTTGCCGTAAGCACGGAAACAGTCTACACCTCCCAGCGAATTCTCGAACAGGAACCACTCTTCTTCCTCGCTCTTCATACCACCGGCAAAGTATTGCTGTACGTAGGTAACCCGCTCTCCAGCCTGCTCTACCCAGATTTCGTAAACATGTGGCAGAATGCCATCGCCTAACAGTTTGGCGATGATGGCGTATTGTACCGGAACAGTATATACCTTTCCTGCCTCCAGGCTTGCCAGCGTCAGTACCTTCTCTTCGTAGCCCTGTCCGTTCGGTATATATGCCTTACACTTCACCTCGCTAGCTTCAGCTGCATAGTAAGTGAGAAATTCCGGAGAGTAATAGGTTACCTCCTTCGTCTGCGGCTGCCAGGTGAGGAAATTGGTTTTCAGAAAATTTGCTGCCGAATCTGCCAACCGGTCCACGCCGGCACGTATCACAGAGAAGGAAATCTCCTTCTTGCTGTCTTCGCTGCCAACCTCGTAAACCGTTGCCACAAAGGCTTTCATAATATTCGGCTGGATATAAGGTTCACTACTGTCCTTCACCTCGAAACTGAGCAGAGGAAGGATGATATCCTTGACGGACACCGTAACTCGGTTTTTATCGTTCGGCGTATAGGTATGCTGGACGATATTTGCGCTTGAGCCTTGATACCGTAGGGCGAAAACCACATCTGTCTTCGAGCTGCTGTATATCTCGAAGGCATTCATGGAGCCTACCATGCTCAGAGCATCTGGATATAATAAAACCTGTATCATCTTAATCTTGTTTTATTTTTATCACAAAATTAAGATAATACAGGTACATAGCAAAGGACTTGAAGCCTTTACACCTTGATACACTCCAACCAGGTAGTCGTGCAATGGTACACCCATTTGCTGTGACGGAACATCGTTGCGTGTCGGGTTTTCTGACTCACGAAAGATTTCTGCAGACCATACTTCTGGCCAACATACTCAGCCGAAGGGAGTGGAGGATAGATAATCTTGAAGGTACGGTTCTGGTCATTTCCGGAATGCCTGTAATCATCCTCAGATACCTCAACCGTCTCTTCGAATCCGAGCCACTCATATTCGCAGTTCATCGCCGGCATTACGGCTTCCAGACTCTCTGCCTCGTTAACAGGAGTAGTGAGCGCGATGGTTCTGAGCTCGCTTTCCGTTGGCTCACTCTTTCCTCCGAGGGTAAACTTCAGTTTATTAAAGAAGAAACTTACGCCTCTGATTACAACCTTTGCGTAAGAAGGAAGATTCTGCTTCTGCGACTGGGAGAGGAGCAGTTTTACCTTGAGTTCCTGGAGTGAATTTCTGAGCAGGAGATCATACTGCCGGTAAAACTTCTCAAAGATACCGTCCTCGCCATTATATACCAGGGAATAGTCGAACAGTTTCCGGGGTGTAGGATCTGCTGGCCGATGCGTACCGAATTTGTCCGAAACTGATACATGGATATCGTATGCCGTCACGGTTCCGCAAGGCATGTTATCGGTTCCCATGTATGGGAAGGCGAGCATGACGGGAGTTGTAACTGCATCTTCGCTGGTTTCGGAATTGTCTTCCGTTGCCACCTTCATCGATGAGTTGAGCGTAGCGTAATCTCCGATATACAGCCATCTGCCCATATCTCTCGTGATAGTCTCTCCGTCCACTTCCTGCTTATACTGCAGCATTCTTACTTCCGGTATCATCTCCGGTATCTCCACGTCTTGCGTATCAACATCATCTTCGCCGGCATCGTAGCTCTGGGAACATTCCCCTATTTTGGTTTTCACCTTATAGTTGCCGGAAAATCCGTCCTTATAGAAACAACCTTCTTCATTGCTGAAGTAGGCGCCAGAGTTCTTCGCTACCATATCCTTGATATCGTCATAGCTGTCTTCTGCATCGCTGTCTGCCTGGTGTTTCGCACGCAGGACCACACGCTTGTAGTCAGATGCAGCCTTATAAGATAAGGTAGGCTCTTCGGTCATCTGGCGGGTGAGATCCGCAACTGGAGCGCTATCTACCACATCTCTCAGGAAGATGATATCTGCAGTATGGGTTCCTTCGTCTGAAACGAATTCGCAGAGAAACTTTTTCCGAAAAACTGAGAGGAAATCTGATACCGACACGTCCGGAAGAAGATCCTCAATGCGGATATGTCCGTTCACCATCACGTCTATCACATTATTAAGCAACACCATCTTATTAAATGGTTCCGTCCTGGTGAAGAAATTCTCCTTGAGGTCATAACCGAAGTATTTGAAAACACGCTTGAGAACATAGTTGGCACGGATGAACGGGGAGATATAATAACCCTTATCCAGACTGATCGGTATCTCGTTTACATATTCCGTAACCGGATACGTGTTCCAGAAGGTATTGTCTCCTGTGTTGCAGAGAACTACTCCGAATTTTTCCGGGGCAGCCACATACTCGTAGCCGCCACCTTCCTTGTATCTCCAGTAGTTGGCATTAGGAAGTTTCTGAAGCCTGCCCAACTTGTTCAGTATCTTATAGGTATATTCCTTGTCCATGCCAGAGTCATCAGTAAGCAGAACCGGGAAGATATCATAGTTTTCATTCTTACCGCCTACGAGAGATCTGCAGAACTCGATGCACTCGTCTACGGTCGTGCACCCCGGTATCATCTCGTCCTTGAAGATGCTCTTCAGTTTTACGTTCTGTATCTTCGAGTAGAAGGATCCGTCGTTGATATAGAATGAAGAGGAGATGTTTCCCTTGTGCTGTGCCGAGAGAACAATCTGCCGGCATTGGGCGAAATACTCGCCGTCTTCGATGCTTACGTTCGTAGCCACCATCTTATCCCTCATACCGAAGGTATCGGGATAGCCCAGTATCATGCGGTTGTAATCGCTTGCCGGGATATCCAGTGGGGAGGTTGTTTCCCCGTAGTCGTTGAAGAACGGGTTGGTACGTTCTACCTCCAGCTTGGCGCCTTCGCCGAGCTGGTAGGCTTTTCCTTTATCCAGATTTGTTATTTTCATGTTCAGAAGATTTTATTTTTTAGCAAACTTTCTCGCCTGGTTTCTCAGTTCCTGTTTGGCGTCCAGATCCGAGAGTGATACAAACGAGCGGATTCCGTCTCTCCTAAGTTCTCTGAGCAGATCCAGGAGCTCGTCATTATTGTGTCCCGACGTAGCATTTCCTGCATCACGATGCGCAGATTCCTGCGTCCGGACGTAAAAATCTGACCCTCCTGACGCGGTTTCAGGGCTGATCCGGGCAGACTGGCTGGCGATGCTACCACCCAGCGCCCTGCCCTGCATGGCCATCAGATACTTGCTCATATCGAAGGTTCTTATCTGTCCGGCACGCTGGGCTGCATCCATCAGGTTGATGAGCGGAGCGATGGTAGGGTTCTCCAGGGCTGCATTCGATGCCACCCATTCCTTGCTTCTGCCTCTAGGTCCCTCGCCTACGATGACGGTAGGATGATCTACGTACCCGCGCTTACCTGGTGCATACTCAGCGTTGAAGCGTTTGCCATCCTGCTCGCGCTCTACATCGATTCGTCCGCCACTCTCGCGTCCGCTTGCCACACGGGAGCCGGCAGAACTGGTTCCGCTGGCTGATCCGTTGAGGGTCATGCGCTTCACCTTCTGGCGCTCAGCATTCGCCACAGCCAGCTGGGCTGCACCGGTCACCCCCATAAGGGCTGCAGCAATACTTCCGGCAATAGGACCCAACTCGCTGTATGCCTTCATGATAGATACTGCAGTATTAGAGATAATCTGAGCTACCTGCATGGCGAAGTTTACGTCAGCATACTTTTTCTGTATCTTCAGTTTCTCGTTGGCTTTCTTTTTCTCCAGTTTCTCCTGGAGTGCCGTATTGCCCTCGGCAGCCTTGATCTCTGCATCATACTTTGCATCGATGTTTGCCATCTCTGCATTCTGTAGCGCGGTCACGGTATTGCTGAAGAGTTCTGTGTAGTACTGAGCCTGCTTCATGAAAGATTCTCTCTTCAGCTGCTGCACTCTCTGCTCGTGTTCCTGTTGAGTGATATACTGGTTGTCGAGTGCCTGCTTCAGTTGCTGCAGTTGCCGGTCGTATTCGCTCTGCTGGTCGAAACCGAGAGCCTGCCTAGCTTGTTTTTTCTTTTCGTCCTGTTCGTCAAGCAGTTCTTTTTGTTTCGTGATATACTCCGCCTCTATCTGAGCCTGAATATCTTTATACGCCTTATCCAGCTGGGTAGTATCTTCCCCGTTCTGCTTTGCCATGTTGAGCGCAGCCTGGTAATATCCCTTCAGAACTTCCAGTTTCTGGTCGCGTTGCTGTTCCAGGGTCAGTTCCTGCTGCGTCTCGCCTTGCTCCATTACCTTTGCCAGGGCATCCTGGTAAGCCTGTTCTACTGCCACCTGCTGCTCGAAATGAGCCTGTTCTGCAGCCCGGAGGTTCGCCTGCTGTTTATCCTGGAGTGATTTCTTCTTTGCGCCATCCGCAATTCCGATATTCTGCGACTGCTCGCTATACGAAGTTTCGATGGCGAGGATGTTGGCGGTATGCTGGGTCTTCAGAGCCTGCATGGCGAGATCGTACTTCTCTTGAGATACCTGTTTCTGGGCGAGAGCCATTTCCCAGTTGTTCACATCCTGCTGATAGTCCTGATTGGCGGCATCGATATCTGCCTGTCGGTTTTCTGAAAATCTCTTCGATGCGATATCATCGGGATTAGGCTGTGTGGTGGTGGTAGTATTTACGGTTCCGGTATGGCCGCCGCCACCTTTTCCGTCACCACCACCTCCGATGCCTCTGTCCGGAACTTCCGGCTCTGACGACTCCTTCACGGTCTGGTTCATGATACCCTTTCCGAAGGCGCCTGTAATGGTATGAATCTGCGTATCGAGTTGTTTGATGCTATTCGATATCGAATTGACCTGTGACTGGAAGTGACCGACTGCATCGCTCTGGGTGTTACCTACCGCGCCCCAGGATGTGGTATAAGAAACACCTTGACCTTGTGCTGATTTTGCGCCAGCAAGGTTCTTCTTTGCGCCGGCAAGTTTAATCTCCAGCTCAGCTCGCTTCTCAGCAAGACTCTGTATCTGCTTCTTAGCGCCCTGTACCTCATAGAGTTTCACCAGATTGTTGATGTAAGCCTTCAGAGCCTTATCCGATGCCCTGAACTTCTTTGTAGTCTTGTCGATGGTAGCGTTATAGTGAGGGACTATCTTGTTGAGAGCGTCCACGGCCCTGTATCTTTCGTCCATGGAGAGTTTCTCGTCTTTCGCCACCTTTATCAGGTTCTCCAGTTTCAGTTTTTCCTCCACTACCTGTTTTTGCGCCTCTGCCCTGATATTGTTAAGTGCCTTCTGCGCCAGCGTTGACGCATCAGTCGCCTTCTTCATATCCCAGAGCTTCATGGCGAGGAGAGCTACTCCTGCAGCAATCAGACCGAAGACGCTTGCCTTCATGGTGGCGTTCATCGATGCCCATGCTGCCTTGGCCTGAGTAACCCTACCTGTAAGCAGGAGGAAGCCTGCCTGCAGCAGCTTCATGAGTCCGGTTCCGGTAGCGCAGACTACGTTCCATGCCTGCTGGGCTGCAGCTGCACCCTTGGTCACGACGATATTCGTTTTGATGGCGTTGCTGGTGGCAATCGCTACAACCGTGAAGGCTGTGAGCAGAATGCCGAGCGTCTTCACCACGCCCTGATGCTTTACGCACCAGGAGATGAGACTGATGGTGTTCAGCTGCATATCTGCATAGGCATCATCCCATTGTTCCTTGAGCGGGAGGATTTCATCTCCCAGAGCCTTCTGGGCGTTCTGCAGTTCTACCGTCTTCTGGGCTGCCCGGTCGGCTGCGCTGATATAGGTCTCTCCTGCCGCAGCCAGCTGGGTATCCACAATCTCTGCCACAGCCTTCATGAAGTCGCCCGTCTCCTTGGTCTTCTCCGAGATTTCTGCTGCAGAGATACCCAGGTTATCGAGGATCATCGGAGATTTTCGGCCAAGACCGGTCACGATGCTGTTTGTCATGTAGTCTACCGACTGGCCAGTCTGTTGCGCTTTCAACTGTGCGAACTCCAGATACTTGCCCAGATCTTCCAGCGGAATGTGGAAATCGTTAGCCTGTACGGCAGCCGTCATCAGCTGAACATCGTTTACGGTTCCCTTGGTTGCCTTGCGGAGGTTGTCAAGCAATCCTTCCTGGTTCAGGTCGTTGAATGCCTTGGTCACACCATCTGCCTGCTCTGCCATCTCAAGACCTCCATTAACGAGCTCTGCGATGGAATCCTTAAATTCCATCACTTTTTCTCCAAAGAGCTCTGCGCCCTTGGTCAGAAGATTACCCAGGAGTACACCATTCACGGTATCATCAGATGCGAGCTCTCCAAAGCTCTTGGCGTTCTGCTTCAGTTCTGAGATACGTCCGGAAACATCCTTCAGACGCTGTTCCAGTACACCATAAGCCTCCGGATTGAGCGACTGCACAGTATTATCCAGTTCCTTCTGCAGGCTTTTCTGCTGTTTCTTCAGCTGCACCATACTCATATCCAAGATATCGATTTTGCTGGTCTGCTCGCCTATGCGGTCGGTAAGTGTGCGGATCTCCTTGCTGGTCTCGGAGTACTGTTTCTTCAGGTTCCTGTAGGCTTCCGACTCTTTTCTTCCGGCAGCCTCCAGGCTGATCATCTGGTTGAGTCGCGCCTTATTCTCTGAGCGAAGCTTCTTGCTCTGCTGCTCCAGGGTGTAGATGGCTTTCTGCGCATCGGCAGTCTTCACATCTACGGTATATCGGATTTCGTCTTCCGTTAAATGTTTGTTTGCCATAACTTATATTTTTTGCGGGTTGAGAGATTTGTTCAGTTCCTGACGTATGCTGTTCCGTACTTCATCGTTGAAGCCGAAGCGAAGCTTAGGGAATGTTTCGTGATACAACACGCCCCAGACCACGCGGTTATAGAGCGCGAGGTTCCTGCGCTTGAACTTGCTGACACGATCATTTCGCTGCCGGTACTGCATATCCAGAAAACGGAGATAAGGAAGGATCCGCACGAAGATGGTACGGTTCTCGCCCGATATCTGACTGTCGAACGAGTGAGCGGAAAGCGTGGTGAGCAATCGGCCGGTACGGCGCTTGTAATGATTGCGCACCACGTTCTCCTGGGTGGAGTATATCTTCAGGATGCCTTCCTGAAGAGTCTCGTGAACGAATTTCTTTTTAACAAGACTGTCTGTTACCATATTCTTATACATTACTAATTAGTAATGCAAATATAGTAACAGACAGACGAAGGGCAAAGGACTCTTACCTGAATATTGCCTTATATACAGGAATGCCTATAATAGGCGTGAGCATGGTGCAAAGGCTGAGGTAAAACACCCATAACACGGGATTGCAGGAACCCACAACAAACGGACCCACCACAAGCGCGATGACGAACGACACAAACATAACGAAATCGAAAAAACCCATAATCTATATATTTTAATGTGTTACTAATTCTCGGGTGCAAAGATACACCACTTTTTCTGAAAAACCAAATTTATAACTAAAAAAGATGGCTACCCTCACGGGCAGCCACCTTCGGCTAAACTCTAGTTTAATAACCTAGGAGTATTATACTATAAAATAACCAAAAAAAATCTTATTTCTCATGAGACTGTATGAAGGCCTCAAAGTCCTCCTTACTGATCTCGAAGCAGACTGTGATGTGAGCATTCGCACAATCGACATCCTCTGCACGTTCGGAATTCTCGGGAAATGCATGCCGTTGGAGAAGAGCATCCGCCAACGGGAACTTGTCTCCATCCGTCTTTACGACGAAATCTCTCTTGTAAAGTACATTACCATCCTTGCGAGGAATAGCAGCCTCTGCATAGAAGTACTTGCGGGGCTTTTCCCCGGTGAGCAGCTCCGTGAGCTTCTCGTGCATCTCCTTGAGCTGTTCATCGGTAATGCCCGAGATGTACATGCCGTTCATGCTGAGCATGTGTTCGCGTGCCGGCTTGCCGGCGTTCATTACTTCGCACTCCTCAAAGATAGGGTGCATTCTTTCTTCCTCTACGTTGGCTGCAACATTAGCTGCAGCATTTTTATTCTGATCTTCCATAATCTGCTTAATTAAATTATTTGTTGCTATCGTTATTATTCTACTCCTCCATCTTTAGGCTTTGGTCGGCACCATCCTTCCGGGTACATTTGCTGAGAGTCTTCGGCAAGGTTTGCCCCCCCCAGAATTGCGGTAAGCCTCGAAAATCTTGTGGCGTGCGTTCTGCAGTTCGAGGTTCTTCAGAGCATGATTGCTCTTGGCCTTCGCCATACCGGTAAGATAGTCCTCGGTAGCCTTGCGTCGGAAGTCGCGAATGTTGCGTTCACGCTCGTTAAAGGAAACTTTCTTGCGGTCAATCTCCTGTTCGTAATTTCCCCTATCCTTCTGAAGGGCCTCCATGTTTCTGTCTGCTATATCCTTCTGAAGGTCGCAGTCACGCTGAAGCTTGATCTTCTCGTTTTCGAAGTCCTCGCGTTCCTTATTAATAGCCTCGGTGTTCTTTACTAGCTGAGCATGGAATATCTCAGTTGTCATTATCTCTTTAGCAGTTTCTACTGCTCCGTCCAATACGGTCTTGATATCTTTTTCGTTACTCATTTTATTTTTGATTTAATCGTTTATACTCTGCCATGTTCATGCTGATTCTCTCCAGGTATATGCCCCGCGTATTAGGAGCTGAGTAATACCTGCCGTCGAGCCAGACGATGATGGCACGGTCATTTTTCCTGTCGTTGTAGCAGCGGATTCTGCCTCTGCGGTTTTTGTCGAGCCAGCACATTGTCTCGGTTTTGTTCGGACCCATCTGACGGCCGGTGTACTGAAACCAGGACGTTCTCAGTACTACATTAACAAGCAGATGCGTGCGCTTGCGATGTTTGTTCTTAATTTGTCTCATAATTCTTTTTGTGTTAAAATTCTCGGTGCAAAGATACGAAATCCTTGCCTTACGTCAAAGGACAAACATATGAGTGATGTTTGGCTATTCCACATCCCGCTTGTTAATCACGATAGCGATAGTTCCCACGCCCGTACCACTCTTCTTGAAGGCGCCTTCCTCTATCTCGTAAACCTGGGCGGAAACTTCTTCCAGGAATGCGCGGAAATCCTTGCATACCTTTTCCGAAGCCTGCTGCCAATGCCTGGAAGTAATGGCTGCCACGGTTCCACCGGGCTTGAGATCTTGATACATCTGCATCACATGACTGATGTCCTGGTTCTTCGAGAAGGGAGGATTGGCAACTATCAGGTCGTACTCCGAAGGGTGCTTTGCCTGAGTGAAGTCATCGCCTAATAGGCGGATATGATCCAGCTTGGAAAGCTTCTCCTTATTCTCCGGCATCAGCTCGTAGCAATCTACAACTACGTCTGGCTGCACCCTGTGGATGGCATCGATGATGGCTCCTGTTCCTGCACTAGGCTCCAGAACCTTACAGTCGGGACTGAAGTCGCCTGCCAGCGATACCAGCCAGTCGGCAACCTCGGGTGGCGTGGCGAAGAACTGGAAGTCCTTGGCCAGATTGCAACGCTTGCCCTCCATCAGTATGCCTGCCACTCGGGTGGCATCGAAGTCGAAGCTGAAGCCCTGCACCTTGCCGCCCGTCCATTTGCCGCCGGCTTCCTCTATCCAGAGCTTCACGTCGGCATAGGTCTTCTTGCTCAGCTGCACATTGGGCAGATAGAGTATATTGTCCTTGAACGTACATTGCTTGAGAACTTCCTCCGCTGACAGCTTCTTTCCGTCCTGCTTGCCGGAAGACTTGCCCTCGGCTTCGTCTGCGAAGTCAGGAGCAAGCAGATAGGCTAGCTTTCGGGTGAGACACAGCTCTGCAGATTTCACTTCGTTGAGCAATTTCAACATTACCTCTAAGAAGGATAAATCTACATGGCCGGTATCATCGTAGATGCTCACATCCTCGAATAAATCACAAGTTGCATGAACGTTCGCTATGTTACCACGTAACATTTCTATTAAAGTCTCTTTTTTGTTCGTCATGACTTTTCTGTAGATAAATCATTGTTGTGTCTAAGCTACTATGGCCAAGGAGTTCGGCAAGCTGCGTCACATCCTTGTTCTTCTTGAGATACTGCTTGGCAAAGAAGTGGCGGAAGGCGTGGGCGTGCATCTTGCTCCGGGCTATGCCCAGATGGTCGCCCCAACTCTTCAGTCTTTCGGAGAAACCTTTGTCGGTCATGGGACCATACTTGCCCATGCAGAGATGCCCCGTCCTGCCCGTCTCCTTCATATACTCCCTCACCTCCTGCTGAAGGCTTTTCTGAAAAAACACCTGGCGGAACTTGCTGCCCTTGCCCTTCAGAACCACCTCGCCATTGGCCACATCCTCCCACGAGAGCTTCATGAACTCATGCAGGCGAAGGCCTGTAGTGGCAAGGATCCTCAGCCAGTAGTAAGGGTCCCGGTTGGGTTTCTGCTTCAGATAAGCCAGCAGCGCCTGATACTCCTTCTCCGTAGGTATATTGTCTGTAGAGAGCCTGCGCTGGGTTTTCACCCTTTTCACGGAAATGGGCTTTTTGGCAAACTTGGAGTATTTCACCAGGGCGCACATGCGGTTGTTGATGGTGGCGGGCTTCATCTTCTGCTCTTCCAGCGTCTTCAGAAACCGCTTCACGTTTTCCTGGTTGAACTCGTCGGCATAAGAAAAGAAACTCCTGATAGCAAAACGGTAGGTTTCACGGGTACGTTCGCTGGCATCCGACTCAGCGTCCAGCCATTCGATGAACTCGTTCACCTTCTTCTCGTTTCGTGCACAGATATCTTCTTTCTTCTCCAGCGATTTCACCTTGCGCTTCGCCCGGCTGTAGCCCACACCGATGAACGACAGAAAGTCGAGGATGGCATCGGTAGCACCGGGCATGGTGGAAAGTTCTGAAGCGTGAGCCCGCTTGTATCTCTGGTAACCCCTGCGGCTTATCTCGTCAGCTTCCTCAAGGAAGATGAGGACGTATTTTGCCGCAAGCCCTATCTTGCGATAGGTGGTCCCGCTCGAAGACAAATAGCCTAGATAGCTTGTGTAGTTATTTTGCCTGTCTGTATCCATAATCAATAAATGATAGTATTTATACTGCAAAATTACTCACTTTTCTCCAACCTGAAAAAGACAGTTACTTCCCGCCTTCCTCTATCGGGCGCCAATATACCGCGAAGGTGTTGCACTCCATGAAACAGTCGGCATCGCTGTCCTCGGTCCAGATGAAAGGAATGCCGCCATCATAGCGCAGCCCGTCGGCAAGAATTACGCTCTCACGGTGGTCATCGGGCGTGCGCGGATCATGAAATCTTACCTTGGCTCCCTTCTTGAAACCGTCTGCCACCTTCAGAAACGCTCTCGACTTGAAGATATACATCCTGTTCTTGAATATCTTGAACTGAAGCAGTCCGCTATGCGTCATGTGGCATACCTGCTTGCTCAGCTCCAGACCATCCTTGTGAGAGATAGAATTGCAGTCTGCGAAACCTACACGGGTAATTGTAGTGTCGGGATAGAACATCTTGTATTCGGCAAGACGCTCCATAACATCTCCTATTACATCAATCTTTGCCATAACTACATCACCTCCCCTCCCATAAGAAAGCCACCTAATACAGCTGCTGCCATGAAGGCGAAGAAACCTGCCATGGTCATAGCTACTTCGCCATACGTAACCGCCTCCCCGCAAAGGTAGGAGAAGGTCTCGCTCTTGGTCTTGGCGAGCTTCCTGATTTCACACTTGAGGGCCTTCATGCCCTCCTCTACGCTGATGCCTGCAGGGCGCACCTGAGCATCACTAATCAAAATAGAATTCTGCATATCGCATCATCTTGTTAGCATTAACAGCCGATTGTACAAAAGGGTGGCGGCTGCATTCCCCGTTGCTAACAAGATGATGGCTTATCCGAGAGGACAAAACAAATCTTACGGTTCATACAGCCGCCATTTATTGCGAGAATTATTTCTCCAGTTAGGAAAATATATTTTCCCAGTTAGGAAAAATATTTTTCCCGATTAGGCATTAAAAAAGCCTGCGGCCAGAAGCCATAGGCGAAACGGTCGCCCTGCCGGATAGACTACTATCATCTTGTTAGCGTTGGCAAAGGTAAGAAGAAAATCCGGAACCGCCAAATAAAAATCGGGAAATTTTCACACGATGAGAATAATTAACACTTAAATATGCTGTAGAGCATAAAAATGAGGGGTTTGGGGAATGAAAAGGAACGAAAAAGCCCCCGATGCATCTCGCACCAGGGGCTTCTAAAGCGATCTTTTAAATTTAATTTCATGAAGTACAATCGACATGGAAGCCGACCGAACTGTTCTTTAAACGTACTGTAGAACTGGTCTATCTATCAACATACCAGCATCTAAATCTCCTTTTACTTTAGCAATGCCTTGTCTGATCTTCTCCAGACTCTTGCCTTGCGGCACCTTGATGCCCGCAGCATATTGGCGAAGAAGTGATGCGTTCATACCGATATACTTGGCGAACGCTGTGATACTTATCGGATAGTAGTTGAAGAATGCGCCGACATCGAAGACGAAGTGGAAATCCAGATCGGGAAACTCTTTGCCCTGCTCCTTAAAATCCTGTATAGCCTCGTCGCGGCAAACATAGAAATCCTCAATGGCAGCCTGTGCCGTTTTGCCATCGCCACATAAGCCGAATCCCAAACCTTCCGAGTCTTTCGCCAAGAAGCAAGCGAACAAATCCTTGCCAGTCTCTACTACTACTGTAACCTTTCTTGCCATATCTTTTTATTGTTAAAAGTTGAATCAAAGCAAAAGCGACTTTATATTATTGTATTCATGAGCCATGAGGGACAACCCGGGCTTAAAGCCCGAGCTGTCGATAGATAGATTTCAGAGTTCCTTGCGGAACCTCTGCCGTTCCATGCCGGGCGACTGGCGCATCCTTGCCGTTGGCTGGGTTGAACCATTTGTCGTGCCGACCACCATGACGAAGAGGAAAGCATCCTGCCTTCCTTAACTTCTTGTACAGTTCACTGTATTTCATGTTGTTGCAATAAATATAAAAGTCGCTTTGTCCTCATTGGACGGTGCAAAGGTAACAATAAAGTTACAGATAGCCAAATATTTCGGTAACTATTTTGTTACGTTAACTAAACTTTAACATTAATAGTCGCAAAATCCCCATTTATTCTTCAGAAAAGTGTATCTTTGCAGAAAAGAAATGTTTCACCTATTAATATATATAAGGTATGGAAAAGATAATAAGTAATAAGGCAGCCTCCTTTGCCAGCATGGAGCTTGCCAGATATGCGCTGGAACGGGCAGACCTGAGAGCCAGCAGCATATTGGAGCAGTACCGCAAGTCAACAGACCGCAACTATACGTTGGCAGGCTTCATTATGACGGTATTCATGGCCCTCACGGCTTTCCTTGCCACGGAAAAGATGACCCTGATGCTGGTGGCCATCACCCTCCCTTTATGGGTAGGAACCGGAATGGCGCTGCTTATCCTGTTCTGTAAGGTGATGTGGGTACACGACTTCATGGCGCTGGGAGATAATGCAGCCACGATGCTGAGAGATGACCTGGTAGACGTGGCCATGAACAAAGGCTTGCAGGATGATGGTAAGGCAAACGATGAATACCTGCATCATCTCGTAATATCATCCATCAGACGCACTTATAACGCCACAGAGCATAACCGCGCCTGCCTTAACAGAAGAAACTGCCACGTAAAACGAGCGATGACCGCAATCATCGCCTCGGTAATAGTGAGCGCAACGACTACGGTCATCCTGCTGGCCTTATCTTTTCTTGGGGTTCTCCCCATGACTTGAAGTATCCGGATAACTGTTCGGATCCTCTGGCCAACCATCCTCATTATAGTTTGGTTTCATAATCATAAAAAAGGGCTCGTGCATCCGGAGAGCAGTCCTTCAGCACGAGCCACACAGCTGTATTTCTTTTCACTTGTTATGTACAAACTCTGCTCAATCTGCACACAACCTTAGTCCAATGTCATCATTACGCCTGCAAAGATAGTACTTTTCTCTGGAACCATCAAACATTTTGCTGATTATTTTCAGAAAACAGCAAGAAAAAAGCCCCGATGCATCTCGCATCGGGGCTTTTTGATAACTTTGATAAACTTGAAATACCGTACTCTACAACAAGAACGATAGATTTCTTTATGAGAATTAGAACACACACCTGTGCCATGTTTGAAGATTATAACTGTAACTAATAATCATGAGTATAAAAAAGATACATCTAAAATATAAAATTCAGCCTAACTAAGACTAGAAAAGCACTTAAACCTATTTTAAAAACATAATAATCTTGGGATATGAGAGCCGGGAGTGTGGGTTCTGGCCCACCACTTCCATGCGCACACCCTTGGTCCCGTAACGGAAGAAGAGGAACTTCTTCGGCACACGATGAACAACCATCTGAAGGGTATCGCGACTCTCGATATGCACCTGCATGCTGTCGCCCTCGATTTCGCCCCGCAGGGTTATCCATGGATCGCTCCAGGAAACCGTCTGCGAGACATCGGGCGGTCGGTAGGAACCGGAAAGAAGCCGACTGCATGTATCGTGAGGAACTGGCCGGATGGCTGCCTTTACGTCTACCTGGGTAGTGGTAGAGGTTGTAGCTGCCGCCATGATCCGGCTGTTCTTTATCTTGAGTTCCTTCCTGTTAACGGCAAGGAGAGAGTCGGGGTTACGCTTTAGGTCAGACGTCTTCAACGTGATCGCCTGCACGGAAGCTCTTGGCCTGCCTGACTGCGTCCGTCCTATCTCTACCCTGCCGTTGTGAAGGAGGATATCCTGATTCTCTTTCGTGCGCTCCGACTCGCCCCTGAGGTCGTGACACTCTTTGAATGCCACAACCAGGGCGAGCGGAATCAGCACTAGAAAAATAACCTTAATAAAACCTATAAACCTATTCACAATTCAATAATTAACAACAGAACATTAAAGTTTTTATGTACACTTTCGCCGGATCGTCTTGATAATAGAGGTAATGGTGGTGAGGTACGTAGGATCTGTAGCGTACTTGCACCCTACCGCGTCGCATATCTTCTGGGCAAACTTGAACGGATCCTTACGGTATGGCCAGGCATCCTTATAGCCCGACTTCTGGAAGAGACGTTCATGTTCCTTCAGACAGTCGCCTACAGAGTCGAAATCCTTGAAGGCACGCATCACGGTATAATACCAGAGATTTTTGCCGGCAACCTTGCACACGGAGACGATGCGGTCTGGCGCCTTGAACTTCTGTTTAGGAGTCTTGAAATATTCGTGAGTCTTCACCATGACGATATCTCCGTCCCATTGGCTGCCCTTGGTAATACCGAAGAGGTTAGCCTTACCGATAACCCTTGAACCCCATCCTGTCTCAAGCATCGCCTGGGCAGTAACGAAGGCAGGATCTATTTCTGTTTTTGCCTCCACGGCCGCAGCATACACCTGACGGGCGAAGGCTAATTGAGCTTTATTTGCCATACCTTTATATATATTATAATAATGTATACCTATTATGCGTCATCGGGCGCATCTTTTTCTGAAAAGTTGATAGGCCCGCCGCCGATGTAATCTCCCTTGTCGTTGAAGTCCTTCATGCGCCTGACGAAGTTCTTCGGGAGAATCGGATATATAGCCTGTATGTTCTCGATAATGGAGAATATCTCGCGTACCATCATAAACACGCAGATATAGGTTCCTATCCATTGCATCGGGCCAACGGTAGAGCCTTCTACGGTGGCATGACTTGCAAAATTGCTCAGGATCATCAGGAAGACGTAGATTACAATCTTCTTCGTGAACCTGGAGAAGAAGGATTCGCTAGACGCATCCTTGTGAATAAGATGTTTCCATACACCCAGGAAGGTATCGATAGAGATGGCTATCGCTATCCACTTGGCGAATTCCCAGTCCTGATACACATACTGGAACCCTTCCGACACAGCCGTCAGAGGGAGCGAGGTGATTGCTATCATCGGTATATTTCGTTTATATTGTTTCATAACATTTCGGCCTTATGTTTTTGATATTGCAAAATTACACAAATATTTCGGAACCACAAAGGACGCTAGCGCATCATCTGGCGCGACAGCCGGTGAACATCCAGGATGTCTGCACCTGTGGCAGATAGCATGAGGGTCCAGCCGTAGCTCTGGAGTTCTGCAGATACGAACGGAATGATCTCGCAGGTAGTAATACTCTCCCGGTCCATCCAGTAGAGTCCTTCTGTCTCCACATCTGCCATGATACGGGCATGAACCTTCGAAAGCATCTGAAGGGTTCGGTCGTTGGCTATGACCCGTTCGAGCATGTCGGCATGGGCAGATAACTTCATCGCTACAGTTACGGCTATACGCTGGGTACATTGGAAACTCCGGCGCCCATCGCTCTGCATATCCACCTCTCCGTAATCTACGAACAGGAAGGAACCGGTAAGCTTATCGATGCGTTGCTTCAGTTCGTCGAACGACTGGCCGTAAACGTAGTTTTCTATCTCCGGAACCAGTTCTTTCTCGGGCATCTCCTTGATTGCCTTGAGCACGGTAGCATATTCTTCCATACTACTCTCGCCCTTGTTGGCAATACCCTTCGTAACTCCTGCAGTAGCAGGAAACTTGGCGAAATATTCGAATAAATCCAATAACATAGGCTTTTATATTTTTGTAGCAGAGAGTGTTTCCCTGCCTTAGTTATATAATCTTTTTGACTATCTCAAGAGGTAACCCTACCTCGTCTGCTATCTTGGCCAACTCCAAACCGGTAGCCTTCAGGCTCTTTACTCCCTCGATGGTCTTCTTCCTGAGAATGCGGAGATAGGTAAGCACGTTCAGCTGTTCTACCTGACGGGCATTACCCAATCCATCCTTGGAGAGATCGTAGAGCGCATCGGTTGCATCGGTAGTAATACTGCTGCCCTCCTTAGGTATAAACTTGGTAAGCAGGGAAAATTCAGTCTTCGAAAAGAGGAAATTATTTACTGCAGTAAAGTTCAAGGCTATCGCCCGGAGTGTGTTGACAGGCAGTTTCTTGAACTTCAGAGCGAGTTTCTGCGCCTCTTCCGAAGAATATACTTCCTTGTCGAAGTAGAGTATGGCAGCCAGCAGAGGAAGACTTTCCTCGCCCATATCGAGCAGCTGGCGCGCCTCGATATACTGAAGGGCCGTGAGCGAACAGGTGAGCGACTTGAAATCTGTATTGACCTCGTAGCCATAATAGGCTTTCTTATCAATAAAGACAATCGGCAACTGCTGCCGGCAGAAACAGAGATCGAGCACGAACTTATCATCTTTCTCCTGGAAGATGAACGAGAGCTGACTGGCTATAGACATGAAGTTCTCCAGGGTTCGCTCATCACGCTTAATCTTGTTCAGGTTCCATCCCTTCATGTAGCAGAGAAACAGACATTTCACAGCGCCTGGGGAAAACTGCCCACTCTCCATGAGAGAAAGCAGCTCCACCAGCTTCAGATATTGGTCAGAAGTGAGTAGTTCCCACGAGTTCGGGATTTCGTGCTCTATCCCGTTGGCTCTTACGGTTATCGTCTTTTTCATAAGCTTTTATGGCATTAAATACATATTGTCGTCCGGACGGTTCTCGGCAGAGAAGGAAAGAAAATCGTTTCCTTCCTGAGCATCGAGGAGCATATCCACATTATGCAACAGATCTTCCACCTCCCCGTCTAGCTGTGTGGCGAGCTGGAGCGCACGGCTTGCCTCGTCGCTGCCTGAGCGGGTGGCGGTATTGTCGTCGAAGAGGTTGCGGATGGTGGCAGGGAACTCCAGGATATCGAAACGTCTGAGAGCCTTCGCCACGGTCTTCTTCACCAGAGCACGCTTGAGCATAGGCAGCGCCTTTTGGGCAAACTCAGCAAACGTCTGGTCTTCTCCTCCCTGTTCGAACCGGTCGAAGTAGGCGCCTATGCTTTCGTCGAGCACCTCCTTCTGAAGAGGAACGCAACGGAAAAAGAAGAGATACGAGAGGTCGATAGGATAAATTTCGTCGAATTCATCGGCAGTATCTACCTTCAGTTTACTGAGCATCTTGTAGTAATTGGTCTTGCGCCAGTCTTCCATGGCAAGACGGATATCGGCAGGATCATCGGCACTTATCTCTTCAGTAAGTTCGGAAATCAACGAATCCATCGCATTAAAGTAGTTCTCCATATAGGAGCGCTTCATGCCTTCCATCTCGTACTTGTAGAGATTGATATCGTTCTTCCTGCGGTTCACGGCATCGAAGATAATCTGAGTAGCTAGCGTAAGGTTTGCCATGGCAGCACGGAGAAAATCCTTGATGCCACTCTCTTCTTCCTCGATACCGACAATATCAGAGAACGTATTGTTGCCGATGATGGCAACAATACGCTTGCGCGCAGCTACGGCAGAACCCTGAAGGCTGTCGAAGTCGGCGCTTGTATCTGCACCAGGTGCGCAGTTGCAGAACTGCGCATAACTGGCGAAGAGTTGATTGAGTTGAAATTTCTTGTTCATGCCTGTTGCTGGTTAAGTCGTTTGGATGGTGTTATATCTTCCTGCCGTTGTGGAACCTCGCGGTAGAACCCTAGCCTGCAGCCCTGCTTGTAGAGTTCCGGGAAGTTCATGCGCAACGCCCAGTTGAGCGGTTCTGCGCAGACTTCGTCCTCTGAGGTGAGCGACATGATGTAGATGAGATAATTATAATAGGTATCACTTCCACTCTTCGAGATGACTCCATCCTTATCTACTGCAGATATGGCTGCATCGAGACCTACCGAAGACAGAAGGGCTTGTTCGGTACGCTTGTCGTAGGAGATGAGCGCCTCGATATATTCCTTATACTTGAGGTCAATGGTCTCCACCTTCCACGACTGCTCGTGACCCTGGGCATCCATGAAGGAGATAGAAGAGAAACCTTTGCCCTGGTTGTCTGCACCTGACAGATAGGAGCTGAACTTGCGTACCTCGTCACGAACATACCGGACCATGCACGACTCCTTGAAGTCTGTACCGATATCGATACCGTTATACTTCAGTAACTCCATGCCCTTCGCCTTGCGCCGCTTATTCTCCTCGCAGAGCTTGGTCATCTGTGTGCGCTTGCTCTGGATCCAGGCATTAGGAATAATGACATGCACCTTTGCAGCCAGCGAGTTTTTCAGAAAACTGTTAATGTATCGGGCGGTCTTGTTACTACCTTGGATGTACGGGCGAGCTCCCTGATGCGTCTCGTTGGCTCCGTAGAATTCGTCTACAGATTTCTCTCTGTGATGAGAGATCGCAGCATACCGGTAGTTGTCAACTTCATTAAAGCTGAACTTCGGATAAACCGAGTAACTCGATAAGCCATAAGCGAATCGTCCTACTACAACCTGTTTGAAGTCTCCGTACGAAATCAATTCGGAAGCAACGTCCTGGCGGGTAGTTGCCAATCTGCAGTAACGGTTCTCCATCGCCTCAAGCGCAGCCACCGGCTTACCCATACCTATCACCTTACCTCGGGTGAAGCGCCACTTCACGAAGAAGTCGCCAAAGTAATAGAAGTTCTTGATACAGGTCTTGCAGAACTCCTCGACTGAAGGGATGCCGCGGGAACTCCAGGAGTCGAGCCATTCCATCACTTCGGGCTGCTCTTCGTACTTGCGTACCAGCTTGCCATCCTCGATAGCCTGCTTGTATACGGCGAGTCCATGGCCATAGAGCATCTTGATCTCCTTGGAATAGAGACGAGGGAGCAGTCGGTTCTCCTTGATCTCCTTGGTCACTTCGTCGCATTGCTGGTTGTTGTAGCCACGCATCAACACCTGATATCCCTGTATGCCCAGATAGTGGTGCTGCTGCATCCAGAACGTACCACCGAATGGAGACTCCAGGAGTGGCGACTGGAAGAGCTGGTCTGCACCAAAGATGGAGTCGCCTTCGCCTAGCTGGAAGGTGAAGGTATTGCCATCGGCAAGGTAGATGCCGGCGTTGCCATACATATCAATTTCGTATTCTTTCATAACCAATTATAACCAATTTATTTTGTGAAGTTTAAATCCGTCTTGAGGGAAACCCATGTACCTGATGAGAATCCGGTAGCACATCTTTGGCTCTCCATCTTCGTCTATAAAGAGAAGGTAGTTCTCTCCATCGATGGCGAAACGTTCCTTCGGCAACTGGGTGCGGTACTTGCAATGGCGTCGCACCTGAAGCTTTGCACTCGCCTCACCTCTCGCCCTGGAGTAAGGAAAGAAAACCAGCGTAAACTCCCCATCGGGCAGCTTACTGATCTCTCTGGCCCACTGGAGTGCCGTGATGCCATCCATGATGATGTTCTTACTTGTCTTGCTCATAATGATGCGAAGATAGCGAAAAATTATTGCCCTGCAAAAGACCGGCTGCACCTGTTCCCCGTCATATTTCCGAGAAACGTAAGGCCTGCACCTCTCTTTCCCTTCCCAGCGGTGCGTGCACGTTTGGGCGAGGTGTTTTTGGGAGTTTTTCTCTCAGCCGGTCCGCTTGGGCTGATTATCAGCATTTTAGCATTTATACCCTTTCATTTTCCGTAAATTATTGATATGCCCGTGAAAATTATTACTGCAGGAATGCAGCATTATTCTGCGTTTATATCTCAAAATTGTCCGGTAAATCGGTAGGATATGTACTTAATTCCGCCTTCACGGCATCAGAATAAAGGCCATAAAGTAGGTAAATCATCGCAGAAGGCAGCTGCGTGGTGAGTCCTGCCTGATTCTTCAGTTGCTGTTTCTTCTCCGAACTCTTATCAAGTTCTATCTTCCCGTCCGTTTTCTTCAGAGGGGATATCATGATGGCAGAGCAGAGGTTCTTACACTCATTCTCATCGATACGGATGACAGGCAGGAGCGGACTGCGTTCGCCGAAGAGCATCTGGCAGAGCTTGAACTGCTGCCAATGGTAGATGGTAGGCGCATCCTCGTTATAGAGTATCACCATGAAACCGTACGACTCCAGGGCAGCCTTCAGATTGAGGGAGTCGGTAGTTATCTGTTCCCGTTCCTCCCTGCGCTTGTTACCAGCACGGTCTGGATAGAGATAGATGGTCTTATTGACTGCTGCGGATCCGAAGAACTGGTGCACCTCTGCCACGAGGTCGTTGTAATCCTTTGGCAGGAAGGCAAAGAACTCCTTAATGATGTCGAGACGCCTGCCGTAATCTTTCTTCTGAGCAACGATGAGCGACTGGAAGTTGCCAGGATCATAGCCCATGTAGAGCGGTTCCTGAGGGTCGTAATGTAGAAGATACTCTGCCGTAAGGATAAACCTATCCTTCAGGTTCAGGCGAAGAATGGACTCATACTTATAGCTATCCTTGAACTGATGCTTTGCATGGTCGTAGTTAATGAAGAACTTATTGGTTACCTCCTTGTGACGGATGGCGCAGATGGCCGTGAGGAACTCGTCGATATCAAGGGTGTCCAACTGAGTCTTGAAGAACTTCGGCCCGAGGATATCCTTATTACAGAAAGAGGATGCACGGATATAGTAGATGGCATTACGCCTCATATCTGCCAGACGAGGTTTCCATCTCGCCACGAAGGCATTGAGCTTAACAGACTCAAGGCGCATCTTCTCCAGGAGAACAGGGTCTTTTGAGTCTCGTTCCTGCTGCTTGAGCACAAACAGGCGGTAGAGACTTCTGTTAACTTCCAGGGCAACGGTTGCAATCTCCTCGATAAGTTTCGGGTTCACCTTCTTTTCATAATCCTCAAACCAGTCATCTTCGCCGAGGTCGACGCGAGCCGTATCACTCACACCTGTAACACCCTCATAATAAGCGGAACAGCGAACATTGGCTGGACCTCCACGTAAAGACGGGAACAGGCGGGTTTTGAGTTTTTCTCCACTATTATGCTTCATTTCTTCAACGAAAGCGTGCACGGCATTTCTACCGGCAACGGATTCCGGCTGGTCGCTTGATACGAGCTGGAGGTGGGCGCCATTTCGAAATATCACGCTATGCTTGGCATAGGCTATCGGATATCGGGGTTTCCGGAAGTGGGAAGGTAGCGTGCTCTCTCCTACTACGTAATCAATACCATATTCCAGCATGGATCTCTGTTGCCCGTTCACTACTACCTGACGCGAGAAATACGCCTGTATGTTTGGCCATACGTTGGTCATCAGCGCCACATACGTCTTATGCACCAGGAAAGATAACTCTCCCGGCATATCGTTGGCAACACGTATCAGGCGAGGACCCGTCACACCTTCGGTCTTACCTCCGGCACGGGCAACCTCGGCAAAAAGCATGTTGGGGTCGATGATGTTGGCAAGCAACTGCATGTTGTTCATGTAGTAATGCTCGAATTCACCGAGGGTATTATCATTCAAAATCAGTTGGCTCATCACTTAGATCCTCCACTATTTCCGCTTCCTGAATATCAGCATCACGAAGCAATCGTTTCTTTTCTGAACTCTCGATAGGTAAACCATCGATGAGAGATATATAAAAACCGCGGTTGTACTTGCCGGCAATTTCCTTGAGGTTCTTTTTCTGAAAACCTAGCTCTTCTGGGGTAACCTCTGGAGTAATGAGGAACACAACTCCGAGATCTCTATCTGCTTCTGCCTGTTCGGACGCACGTCTGCGGCATTCCAGGGCTTGATCCATACAGGCTTTCTGCATTTTATAGTCGCGCTTGGCAGAACAGAGCTTGGCAAGGTCCTCGTACTTGTTGGCAAAATCATTCTCCCAGACTTTTATGGCCACATTGCAATCTACATTAAAGTAAGATATTGCCTGATTGATACGAGTCATACAGGTGCGCACATCGAGGGTTATCTTTTGCTGCGAAGCAATGCGCTGCTTGAGCTGGCGGGCGCCACGGGTAATATTACGTTCATACTCGTAGATTTCTGCAGCCCATTGCAGTTGCTTCAGAAAGGTCTGCACGTCCTCTGGAATGCCTTTGCCTTCACCTGTAGTCAGGAAGGTGGTAATAAGGTCCGGATGAACACTCTCCAGTTTTTCTATCTCACTTTTCATACGCCAAACAACTTCTTTCTAAGTTCCAATTCTTCGCGATCCTGCATCCGCTCATTCAGCAGTTTGATGGCATCGAGGTCGCCGTTTGCTGCCAACTCGGCTATCTTCTCATCTGCCTTGAGTTGAGCCTGCTCTAGTACACCTCCGTTCTTCACCATCGAGACGCAGGTTTCTGCAATCTTCTGTAATTCCGTCTTATCCATCTTATCTATCTGATTTGTCTGATTTGTCACTATACTGCTCCATCACCATCTTGAACATACGTTCACGTTCCTGATGACGCTGGAGGTTCTCACGGTCGCTGGCACGTTTATCCTTGCGATCATCTCTTTTAATGTAGCTCTTATAGCGCTTGATATTGTCGAGCACGTTCTTATGCTTATGAAGAAACTCGGCGGGATCCTTCTTAAAGAGCTTCACGAGTTCATCGAATTCAGACTTTCCCTTCAGCAATGGATGCTTATACAGGAACTTTCCGGTATCGTTGTACGCCTTCAGCTCTTCGAATGCCTGAAGGTTGCGGATACGAAGTTCTGCCATGGCAGCCACATCGTTCGCCTTTGGTTTCTTGTCCAGGAGTTCGTCGAGTTTCTTCATCTTGCGCCAGGTATTGATGCGGTCGTTATAGATGACAGTTGCCATCTGCACGTCCTCATTATAGAGGTTATCCCAGTCTATGTTAGGATATTCCTCTTCTTTTTGAACTACTTTTTTTTTGAGTTCTCGCCAGGATCGGCTGCATCAGGCTGTTCTGATTCCTGCAGACTTTCACCTTCAGGAGTCTCTTCTTCGGTTGAAGTATTACTTGAACCATCTGCAGGTATCTCCTCCCCTTCAGCTGAAGTATCACTCGAACCATCTGAAGCCTTCTGTTCTTCTCCAGTTGAAGTATCACTTGAGCTATCTTCCGGTCTCTGCTCTTCTTTGGCTGAAGTATCACTTGAGCCATCTTTCGGTCCCTGTTCTCCTTCGGCTGAAGTATCACTTGAGTCATCTTTCGGTCCCTGCTCTTCTTTGGCTGAAGTATCACTTGAGTCATCTTTCGGTCCCTGTTCTCCTTCGGCTGAAGTATCACTTGAGTCATCTTTCGGTCCCTGTTCTCCT